AGCGGAGTTAATGTGCTGGAATGACAGATATAGAATGTCTGAGGGTAGCTGAGCCTCCACCAAGATCTAGTGTTATGTTCCAATATCCATTATGCGGAACAGTAAGTTGAGCAGGTAGTCTTTTAAAAAATCCGCCACCGCCATGATGATGAAATGTTCTTCCATTACGATAATTATTAAATTCAGAGTCTGTTGTCATAAGTATGTTGCATTGATGGGTACAATTTATAACAACAGTGTCACCTGTGTTTAATTGCATTCTTTTGTGTAAGAAATTCATTAATAATTAGTCCTGTATATAAACAGGGCTTTACACAGATCATCAAGTGGAATAAACTAAATGGGTGATCACATGTAAAACCTTGTCGTTTTATCTTCTGTCCCTGATAGTTATCGCTATCAGGGATTCCTATATATAGTGTTTAGTACTCAAAATATACACTATATGTCCTTATTCTATTCTTGAGCAAAAAAAAGATCAACGAAAAGATCGACTTACGAATTTTTAACTCCGCCCTGATGGTGGTTTTTTTGTTTTACCCCACCGCAATATTCACAAATCCAGAATACACAAAAATAGCACCCATTGAGGTGTTTTTTTTGTTTTAGGGATGAGTCATTAACAATATCAAGGAACGGGATAATTGATAACAATAATAACAAAGAGAAATCTTATGACTAAAACATTAAACCTTGAATTACATCCTTCTAGCGTTAAACCGGGTACTGAAGAATACCCCCGTCAATATCTCATCGTTAATCGTTTTGATTATTACAATGTAGTGGTAGGCGCTTTTGCAGAAGGCGGGAAATTTCTTTATTTCCAAGGCTGGGATAACGGTGAATATGTCACCTTTAAACCCGCTGATTACGCTTACTGGGCGGTGTTACCGGCAAAAAAACCTGAATAAGCCTTAAAAATAAGCCACCGCAATACTCACACAAACAATCATCAAAACGGGTAAGGCGGCTGTCTTCCTGTTTAATTGTTAAACATGAGGTTAAAGTATGGACGAACGTATGGAAGTATTAGAAAGTAGAATAGGTGAATTGGAAAAACAGTTCACAGAGATGAATAAGATGAACTGCTGTACTAAATCAGAACATGGTGTTAATGCTATTCTTCAAAATGTTTTAGATTTAACCCGAGTAAAAAAGGCTACATCCAATTTTAAAACAAATTGTAAAGTCAATTATCAACAAGCAGTCATAGACAAAGTCTTGGTAAAAGATAATTTTATATCAGAAGCTATTATAAATTAGCCATCTCTTATTTATGCGCTCCTCTTTTTTAACAAATAATTCAAGGCAATGGAACCCTCAAAGGTAGGGTATATGCGCATGTCAGAAAAATATTCAACACCCGCTGCCTATCTGTGGGGCATCATGACCTCCATCGGTGGCGTTATAACAACAATTTTTGATTTTTTAACCCTTGACCAGTGGGTTGCAGTGATGGGTATTGGCTGCACGATAGGGACATTTTTAATCAACGTGTACTACCGCAAAAAGGAGTACAAACTCAAAGAGCGTCAGTATGAAAATACCGAAAAAAATATTGATGGCAACGGGCGGTAGCGCGTTATTTCTAGCATCAAGCATGATAACGCATTTCGAAGGGTTAAGGTTCAAACCCTATTTTGACGGTGGCGGTGTATTTTCCGTTTGCTATGGTCATACAGGCAACGATATTGAGCGTAATCGAACGTACACCAAAGCTGAATGTGACAAGTGGCTTGATGACGATTTGAAAGCGGTTAAACGTTATGTTGACCCGTTGGTTAAGGTCAATATCAATACACTGACTCAGGCAGCCCTTTACTCATTTGCCTACAACGTGGGCGTAGGGAATTTTGCCAAATCCACGTTACTCAAAAAGCTCAACGCCAATGACCGAAAAGGCGCATGTGATGAGATGAAACGATGGATTTACGTAAAAGGTGAAGTCTGGAAAGGGTTAATGACCCGTCGAGAAATAGAGAGCGTAATATGTTATGGCGACCTGTCATACCTATCTTGATAATCATTGTCGGATTGATGATTTATCTCAGCGTTGTTTTATCAGACTACAAAAATCTGAAAACACAATACCACACGCTAAAACAGCAATATCACGCTCAACTTGAAGCGTTGAAGTTGCAGCAGCGAAAAATTGATGCTTTACAGCAGCTCGATATTCAACAGACTGAGAAATTAAACAATGCCAAAGCTGAACTGGATAAGCTGCATGATGCTGTGCGTGCTGGCACTAAGCGGTTGCGTGTCAACGCCGTGTGTCCAATACCTAAAACCACCCCCGCCAAGAGCCGATATGATGAAGCCATCCCACAACTTAGCGAAGCAGCTCGAGAAGATTATTTCCATCTCAGAGAAATGATGGTTGAGAACGAAAAGCAAACAGAATATCTACAGCAGTACATTAAAACACAGTGTCAATGAATTAAGTCCTTAACTATCCGGAAATTCCGGATAGTCCCCGCGCCCTCACCGCGCATTCAAATAAACCCGAGACAATTCACAAAATAGACCTCAGGGAACGTCAGTCAATCATGATGCGTTCGGGGTCTGTACGTTCTGTGTGAGCTGAGGTCTCTTTTTTGAAAGGTAAGCATCATGAAAGCAGTAACAACTAAAAATAAAAGTTTTTTAGCAACCGAATTACCAACAATGACCAGTCTGGAAATGGTGGACTACATTAATGCTGATCGGAAATCAAAAGCGGAAGCAGAGGGATTAACGTTTCCTTGTAAAAAATATCGCAAATTACAGCACAATGATTTTTTGAAGAAAGTACCCAAAGTTTTGGGAGAAACATCAGGGAAATTTTTCTCTGATGATATTTTCATCGCTGGAAACGGTGCGAAAGCAACTCGAAAAATTTACCGATTTCCTAAGCGTGAAGCCTGTTTGATGGCAATGAGTTACAGCTATGAGTTACAGGCTAAAGTCTATGACTACATGACGGAGTTGGAAGAAAATAAAGGGTTAGCTTTTACTATTGAACAATTACAAAATATTGTTGCTACAGCCCGAAAAGCATCTGATGAAGATTCGTCTGATGCGGGGCGAAGATTACGTAAACGACAAGATGATTTATTTACGCTTAAAAAGGCTGAAAAGTCAGTGAAGGAATTATCCCAAATACCCCTTGATTTGATTGGTGGTGGTAGCAGGTGTCAATGCCAATTGAATTCTGATCCACTTTGCTAAAGTAAAACTGATCCACCCCCAGCAATCACCGGTATGATGACATGGCGTGATAGCCTGATACTTAATGAGCAGTTACTGACAGTGATTGAGCAGTGTAATCTTGACAAACAGGCGATAAGGCGAATTGAAGAAAGTAGTTATTAAATCCTCAAAATATGATTGAGCCACCCCACAACTTGGTGAGGCAGCTCGACAAGATTATTTCCGTCTCAGAAAGATGATAATTGAAGATGAGAAGCAGACGGAATACCTACAGCAATACATCGAAACACAGTGCAGTGGCTAATTTTGATTTATTTTAAGCGTAAAAATAGTTTTATATCTGCCACCTGTTTTAATAATAAATTGTATGCCTCATCCGTTCTGGATTTTTCATGCTTGAGCTGATTAAAAGTCGATTGATATTGAAAAATTAACGCTTCGAAGCGTTTCTGTTGTCTTTTAGATAACCGTCTCATTAAGCATGTTATGGCGGATTCTGGTAAGAGGAATGCAGTAGTAAAACCCCGTTTTTCAAACCATGACTGCATATAATCGAAATATTCAATTATGGGTTCAGCACGTTCATTAAACTCTTGTCTTTTATCTCTACCTATGGCGTGTTTGTTACCAATATATAACCCTAGGAAAAATGTTAATAAACTAATCAGAGGTGAGTAAAGTTGCAGGATTTTTATCAAATCGTTCATGAATATTGGTGGCTCCTTTATCCAATAATTACGTTTATTTTTGGTTTGTTATGTGGTGGTTTAACAGGTTGGCCACCCTTTAGCTGGAAATAATCATTCCGTTAAATATTACCATTAATTTGAAACAGGTTAATTATGTCTGAAAAGAATGCCCCAGAAATTATAGTAAAAATAAAGGCTGATGATAGTGATCTCATTAAATTAGAAGATTGCTTGCAACGTATTGCTAATTTGATGAAACAAATGGGGTCAATTAGCGAAGAGAAAACCTATCCAGCCAATTTGCGAATTGCAGTACAAGAGGCTTGTAATTTCGGTGCTCGAGAAGGCGCGAAAAAAGCGAGAGATAAACAAATCAATGATGAAAAAAAAGAATCGATAAAATTATCAAAACTGTTTATTAGGGGTGTGTTTAAAGGCTATGCGCTTACCGTTAAGGGAAAGATAATCTCTAATCTGGAATCGACGGTTGTAGAGAGTAAACCGCATCAAATTCCACGCGTTACGGCATCTTTCATTGTAACTGATGAGATGATAGTTGATGCGCCTGATATACATTTAAAAGATTACATTTATTGGTCAGCAGAAGAAGTGAATGCTTAAGGAGGACTATGCCGCCACGTATTCCTCGCGCCTGTCGCAAACCTGGTTGTGCCAAGACAACAACTGAACGCAGTGGGTACTGTGAAGTACATCAACACCAAGGTTGGAAAAATTATCAGCAAGGCAAAAGCCGTCATCAACGGGGCTATGGTACAAAGTGGGATAAATTACGTGCAACCATATTAAAACGTGATAAAT